ATCTCATACAAGTGGGGAGGATCGTAGGAACCGTATACATCTTTGCGTAGCATTGACAAGCGTTGTTTGCCTGCCACATATTGATAGTTGGTGTGCCCAACATCAGGATTGGATTCCACGTCGATTAAGTCCACAATGGCACGTAGAGTAATACCGTCGATCTCTTTGGTGGTAATACCATCATAAAAGTGCAACTGTGCTTTGATCTCTACCATGCTTTGGCTAACGTCTGCTATGCCTGCACATACTTTGGCAATTTGGGTCTGCCATTTTTCCAAGGCGAGCGGTTCTCTATGCCCACTACGCTTTACAACTGTGATGCTTTTCATTTTATCCTAACGAATTTTTTGTTTTACTTGTTCTTGACTGACTTGCCGCCGGGGTTTTGACCGCCCCAGGCTGATATTTACGACTTGATCAGGATCCCAATTCAGTATATATTTCTCTTGAGCGACTAGGACTAAATTGTCGCTTTGATACTCAATCATGCAGGCATCTTGCATGTCTTCACGGTCTAGCATGCTGATAGTATACATGATTCCCAGGCCTCTTGCAACCGGACAATACTGGTTGTCGCTCAACAACTGCCAGGGATCAGGCCAATCTTGTTGGTCGTCCCAGTGCAAATGATAAGCGGTCCATGGAGTCTGAAACCACCATTGATTGATTTTGGTTAAAGCAGGCTCTGAGTCCAGTGTCTGACATTGCTGTCTTAACTGTGCCCAACTCTCCAGCCGCTCACTGAAGTCTCTAGGCCACATTGCGTTTAATAACTACGACCCAAGTGTGTCAAACTGTAATAGATTTTACCAGCAGCTCTAACGGCATCAGTAGTGTATTTTACACTCATTGTACTGCCTACGTCAGTAACTTCTAATATTACATCAGTGTCTGAATTTTGCACAAAATCGTCAGTGTAACTCAGTCCATCTCCTGCACTATCATCAGCATCATTGACCACTGTTATAGTACCTGTTCTCACTGATGTTTCTCTAGTGATTGTGTATTCCATTTGAAATGCTTTGATCTGTACTGAACTCACTGTGAACAATGTGGTAGCAGTAGCACCAGCACTGAGAGTTGCTTGTGTGCCAGTCTCTCTTACGAAACTGCCCATTTGAATTTGAGCAGCACTGTCAATGCCAATGCTGGCAGGCACAGTTTGTGTGGCACCATTAAAGATTTTAATTCTAGGATAGGTACCACTGAAGGCTGTGGCACGTTGGAACATGTCGCCAACACTGATGTTGTTGATGGCATCAATAGTAATCACTGCCGATGCTGGCAGTGCTGTACCATTGAAGTGGTTGCCCACATCATAGAATATATTGTAACCTGAGGCATTCAAACTCACACCATTGATCAAAATGCCTTCTTCGTAGATGTTGTCAAAAACATTGCCAATGAATTTTACACCAGTGGGACCGCCATTGCTGGGAGTGGCACCACCTAGTATAGCCCCTTGGTACAATGTGTCAAATTGGCCATTGCTGACCACACATCCTTGTATTTGTTGTTCAGTATTCGTGCCGTAAGTAAATCCCGAAAATTTACAGTTATCAAAATTTACTTGTTTGCATGGCAAACTCACAGTGCTGGCCCAGTCAACTGCACGAGTATCATCCACGGATGTGGTCAAATCAGCAGTGGTCAATGGACCAGTGAAATCCATGCTGCTGAAAGAACACTGTTGTGCATTTTCAATCAATAGACCATTGTTCATTTGATTTGTCACAATGGCCATGCTAGATACTTCAATGTTTGTTGGCGGAGTGGCACCGTTGGTAGCAATGTTTACACCTGTTTGTTGCAAACTGTCAGCGGTTTGTACCACGTAACTGGGCAATGATTCAGCAGCCCAGTACAACGCATTTGAAATCACAATGCCTGTGGCAGGCACAGGGGCAATGCTTCTATAGTATGTGCTGTTGGGAACATAGTATACCAATGTACTTTCAGCATACGCTGTATTGGCTGCCCAGTTTTGCACCAAGAAGTTGATGACACTGCTGTTGGCACCTTCGCCGTAGAGTTTGGCATAAGGAGGGATTTTTATTGTGTTTGTGACTATGTAGTTGCCAGCAGGGAAAAACAGACTGCGTCGAATAGCTGTGTTGTTTTGCACACAGAACAATTGGAATAATGCACGATTGATAGCCGCTGTGTCATCAGTCACTCCGTCGCCCACTGCACCAAAGTCTGTGATCACTGCATAACTGTCCAGTCGACTTTGTATGCTTTGTGAAATTGGACTACTGGGTGTGGCACCTGTTTGTGCAGTGTATCCAGCAGCTTCGCCTTTGAAAGTGTACTGTCCAGCAAAACTTAAGATATCTGAGAATTCAGTTAAGATCTCTGTGTTGCCAACTACAGGGGCACCTTCTTCTAGGGCACCATTGCCAATGAACAGCCTACGATCGTCAACTGCCCAGCCTAGTTCAGCACCTGCCAGGGGTTGAGGTAAATCTTCTTGCAGACCTTTGCGGGCGGTAATTCTTGATATTTGTACGATTGCCACAGTGTGATTCCTTCGGGTATCACATATTTAGCAAGTAATACTGTTCAACCTTTTTCCACCACAGGTCACGATATTTTTCAAATTCCTGCCCCTCCAGCACAAATTCCTGATATTCTGGCTGGGTGATCATGTTCATTTGTTCATCCAGCTGGGGTTTGACACACATCAAAACTACGCCTTTTTTGATTCGTGTTCCATGCAGTTCATTGTGTGCTTCAGCATAGGCACACAACTGCACAAAATAATCATCAATCCATTCGCGTTTTTTGGGCTTGTTGGTTTGCTTGTAATCTAATATGGCTTCTTCATTTAAATGTATGCCTGCACCATCAGTTGTTCCTGCGTACACTTTGGGAAAATACAGCGGAACCTCAATGCCCCAAAATTCACTCACATTCTTCAAACCGTATTCCACAACCTTGTGTGCCATAGCATGACTGGCCCATGAGAACGGATTCGTACCACGATCTTTGATCACGCCTTCTTTGACATATTGTTCAAGATAGGTATGCATACGGGTGCCACGGTTGGCTGCTTCTGTGGTAATGGCCTGTGCCGCTTCTGTACCCACTCTGGCTCGCCAGTTCTGCAAAGCCCGTTTGCTTTCCTCACTTTTGGTTTTGTCAAGTATGGTTGTGACACTGGGTAACTTGTTTCCGTCAGGTGTGGCATAGTAGCGTTTGCCTTCAATTGTGACACGTGGTACTGGTTGGTAATCAAATCTGGGATTTAACAAATTAAACTCTAAAACTTTCTCCGCAACCGCAGCGGTCACGTTCATTGGGATTGGTAAATTCAAAGCCTTCATTGAGGCCTTGGCGTACATAGTCTACTTGTGTGCCACGCAGGTATACATCATGTTTTTTGTCAACTAACACACAGAAATCATTTTGAGCATAATTTATGTTGCCAGCGTCAGGTTCGTATTCTTTAACATATTCTAACACATAAGCAAGCCCTGAGCAACCGGTAGTTTTAACCCCCAGACGTATGCCAGCATAGCCCTTGGTTTGAACCAATTTTTGGATTTTGTTTCGTGCTTGATCAGTTATGGTTATCATAATAGTATTTACTAGTCAATCTCGTTGCATAGCTCGTTGGCAATTTGTTTGAAGTCGCTTTTTACAGTCAATTGAAAAAGTTTTTTTGATACGTCTCTAGGCAATACCTTTAACACCTGTAAAATAAAACGGTCATCAACTGTTAACGACCCACCAAATGACATAGGCTCACAAGATTTTAGTATAGGGTTTCCTAAAAAATCCTGAGTAAAATAAAATTTTTGTTCGTTGATCCAGTTGGTATAGAGGTTGTTGCATAGTATACTGTATCCGCTGCTGTTTAACAAATTATCAATAATTGGTTCAATGTCTATGTGCATTCCAGTGTGTCGTATCGTAATAAATTTTATCACACTTAGAGCATTATAGAACCCAGACAACACTGTCATTTTTGCCAAATCTTGCTGATCAAACGAAATACATTTTTTGGGAATTTCGCTTACATAAAAATCAAAATTTGGATTAATCCTTGTGGATTTTACGTATTCAAATTGAAATTTGCGTTGATACTCAGGATCATACACCGCAGGACTGGCTGGCAATGGTTCATTTAAAAATACAATGGGTAGTATATTTTTTTGAGTTATTTGTCGCAGAGTTTCCCGCCAGGTCAACGGCGTTTGTCCAGGTAATCCATAAATTAATTGTGCTTTCACAATCAACTGCGGATGTCGTGTGGTCAGTTCATCTGCCATGGCTGCATGAGTTTCCCAGCCCACATCGGGCCGATCAATGTTTTTCAATATTTCCTCATTGGTGTCTTGTATAGAAAAGTTCAGCGTCTTTTGCACTAGACCACTTTCGGCCATGATGTTGAAAATTTTCAAGTTGACGTCTTTGCGTAGTTTGCTGTAGTTGCCACTGATTTTAAATCCAGCATTGTGTTGCAGATTTTTTTGTGCAAAGTATTCAATCATGTCAACATCTTCGTCATACTGTCCAACATTGGCATCTGACAGATAAATTTGTCTGATTCCCAGTTCATAAAATAGATCAATTTCTTCCCGGTAGGTATTCTTGCGTCGAGATATCTTGTTTCCTAATCCGCTGTTCCAATCACAAAATGTACAAGAATACGGACATCCCCTGGTCAATGTGTATGGCAAATACAGTGTTCCGTTACGGTCTAAAATTGTGCGGGTCATCTCAGCAAACAATTCTCGATTGTGTGTAAAAGGACTGGTACTGATCATTTTTACAAATTTATAATCTGCTACAATAGGCAAATCAGTATGGTGATTTACCCAGCCACAGTTGGATGTGTTGAATGCAATCAGTGGAGTTTCAGTAACTAGACTTTTAATAATGTCTGCAAATGCCTGTTCTCCTGCACCGTACACTGCATAGTCAATGTAAGGGTGCTTGATAAAAAAGTCAGGGTCAAGATTGACATTGATGCTGGGACCACCTGCAATGACTTTGACATGGGCAGGCAACTGTGATCTAATTTGAACCAGTTGATTTATCAAGTATTCGTGATTCCAGATATAATGACTGGTGCAAAGAACGTTTGGTTGATATTGATCAATGTATATCAACAATTCATCATTGGTCATTGTTTGTTGAACAGGCACTAGCCATTCTAGTTGCTTGGCAATTTCTGGATATGTTATATCAACATAGGTTTTTAGATGCAACACAGCCGGATATAACCAAGACTTTGTTCCACCAGCGTGATACAGCAATATTTTTAACTTTTTATTATTTACAGATATCATAGTGGTATTCATCAAGCCAATTCAGCATATAGTTTCATAACGTAATGAAATAAGATTTTTTCTCTGGCCAAATGAGATAACTGTTCTTTTTGATCATCTGGTAACAAGTTTTGAACTTGCAAAAGAAATTTCTCGTGGTTAATCAACTCTACACCATGGTACCCAACTTCACAAGAATAATTTGCAACATTTCCTGAAAAATCTTGAGTGAGATAAAAAATTTGTTCGTTGGACCAATTTTTATAAAGATTGTCACATAAAATACGATATCCTTCGCTGAGCAACAAATTATCAATTATAAATTCAGTGTCTATTCGCGATCCAACATGTTGTATCATGGTTAAATTTATTAGACTAATTGCCTCGCATATCCCTGATAATATAAACATTTCTACTAGATCATGTTGGCTAAATGAAACACACTTTTTAGGAATTATACCTACATAATAATTTTGTTGAAAATCTTTACGTACAGCCTTGTCGTATTCAAATTCCCATTTCTTTTGGTATTCTGGATCATACATGGCAGGACTGGCTGGCAATGGTTCATTTACAAACCAAATTGGTAACATATTTTTTGCAAGAATTTGTTGCATGGTCTGTCGCCACGATTCAACTGTTTGTCCAGGCAATCCACAAATCAACTGAGTTTTGACAATCAAGTGAGGATATTTCCCTCGCAATTCGTCAGCCATGGCTACATGTGTCTCCCACCCCACATCCGGACGATCAATGTTTTTTAATACTTGTTCATTGATGTCCTGTATGGAGAAGTTCAAAGTCTTTTGCACAAGACCACTTTCGGCCATAATGCTAAACATTTTCAAATTGTTTTTTTTGTTTAACTTGCTATAATTTCCTGATATACGAAAACCTGCATTTTCTTGCAGATTTTTTTGAGCAAAGTATTCGACCATGTCAACATCTTCATCATATTGTCCAACATTGGCGTCAGACAAATAAATGTTTTTAACTCCTAATTTGTGGAACAAATCAATTTCTTGTTGATAGGTGTTTTTGCGCCGAGACACTTTGTTTCCAAGTCCGCTGTTCCAATCACAGAATGTACATGCATACGGGCAACCTCTTGTGAGAGTGTACGGGACCCACTCAGCTACGTTAGTCACATTTTTTTTCTTGGCATTTGCAACCATACGCCCAAATAGTTCTGCATTGTGTACAAAAGGACTGGTCTCTAACATCTTTACAAACTTGTAATTGGCCACATTTGTTTTTCCAGTTTGATTGTTTTTCCAGGCACAGTTGGATGTGTTGAATGCAATCATGGGCGTTTCTAATACCAAATGACTGACAATGTCTGCAAATGCCTGTTCGCCTGCACCGTACACTGCATAGTCAATGTAGGGGTGTTGATCAAAAAAATATTTGTTGTTGTTGACATCAATGCTGGGACCACCTGCAATTACTGCTTGAATATGCAGTTTAGGCTTGATACGAGCTAACTGATTGATTAAAAAATCATGGTTCCAAAGATAATGACTGGTGCATAAAATATCAACATTGTTTTGTTTAATATGTTGTAGTAACTCATCGTCAGTCATTGCATCTTGTATAGGCAACAACCATTCTAATTTTTCTGCTAGTTCTGGATACAGCGTATCAATATATGTTTTAAACACCAAAACATTAACTTTGATCCAACCTTGCATTCCAGTTTGATAAAATAATATCCTAGTTTTTTTTTGTGAAAAAAAACTGCTTGGGCTACGCGACATGTTGTGTTAATGTTTTTTCTTGTAATCTTCTACAGCAGCCTTTATAGCATCTTCAGCAAGAATAGAACAATGAATCTTGACTGGTGGCAATGCGAGTTCTTGAGCAATCTCTGAATTTTTAAGAGCTGCGGCCTCGTCAAGCGTTCGTCCTTTAACCCACTCGGTAACAAGAGAGGATGAGGCAATCGCACTTCCGCATCCGTACGTTTTGAATCTGGCATCTGTTATAATTCCGTTTTCAACTTTGATTTGCAGTTTCATCACATCACCGCAAGCAGGTGCACCTACCATGCCTGTACCAACAGTGTCGTCAATTTCAAACTTGCCCACATTGCGTGGATTTTCATAATGATCAATTACTTTTTCTGAATAAGCCATGTGATATTCCTTCGCTGATTATAGCGTATTTACTGATAAATGTCAACCGGAATGGGTTACTTGTTCATTCCGCGTTGCATGGCGGATTTGGCCGAGGCGGCCACAATGTCTTGTGCTTTGTTTACGGGCATTTTGGGTGCTACGTCGGGAGCCGCACCTTTGTATTTGATCACTCGGGGATTGTTAGGATCCATGGGTTCTAGCACACTGTCCAAGGGAGGCTGACTCACAATGCTCACAATGTTTTTTTCACTAACAGGAAAACCTAAACTGCGAGCGGCTGATATAAATGCATCTGTGCTGATTTGTTTTTGTGCATTTTCATCGTCAGCACGACCTGAAAGAAAATCCACTAGACCTTGCAGTTTGGCTGGATCTAGTGGTTTGCTGTTTTCGACTTCGTCGATTCTCATTATCTACGTGCTCGGCCCAATGCTGCTTTGGGTGCTGGTGCACCAGTTTCAAGGTCAGCACCTATATCGGCTCCAACATCAGCACCTATATCAGCACCTATATCAGCACCTATATCGGCACCCATTTCGGCACCAGGTACTGGTGGAGGTGTCGCACCTGGCATACCGCTGGCGGCCATGCTGGTGTCTAGTGCGGCAGGTTGTCCTGTGACCACACCCAATGCTGTCTCCAGTTGTTGCTTGGCACCTTGTAAGTTTTGCACAAGTCCTTGCAATGCACCAGTGACGTCAGTGTTGAACTGTGTGGCTTGTTCCATGCCAATTTGATTGCGAATTGAATCAACTAATGCAGGCAATTCTTTGAATTGCATTTCAGTGGTGTCTTCCAACATGCTTTGCATTTTGTCAACCATGTCTTGTGCAGCCAACACAACTTGTGCTTGTTGAACTTCTGATTCTTTCAAGAACTGGTATGCTCTACGCAGACGACTTTCGGCAGCCATCATTGCCTGACCAGCCACCATTTTTTGTTCGTCTGGAGTGAGAGTTTGTCCTGCTGCGCTTTTCTTCAATGCCTGAGCCATTTTAGGATCTTTGATATCCACAGTGTTCTGACTGCCCGATGGTGGAGGTGTAGTAGCAGTACTAGTGCTGGGATTAGTGCTGGATGAAGTAGGCGGAATTGGAACTTGTTCTTCTCGGATACGACTTGTCAATGCTTGTTCCATCATCACCAGTTTTAAGTACGCAGGGTTGCGTTCACTGGTATGACGGCTGGGGCTACGCTGATGTTCAGCAATGACTCCACGCACACGTTTCAGCATGGCCTGTGCTTCACGCACTGTGAGACGGTTCACAGGCATCTTGGTACCGAAGTAACTTTCAAATACTTTGGCTACTTGGCGGCTCTTTTTTGGTGTGGCCAGTTCGGTTAATTTCATTTGGCAAATCCTCTTAGTTGTAGATATTTAGCCGAATTTAAACATTTTTCAAGTTCTTGATTCAGCAGGGTAAGGTTTTCAATTTTGGGTGCAAGTTTGGTACGCACCATTTCACGGAATTCGGGTCTGTTGCTACAATCCGCTTGTCCACGGCGGCAATGGATGTCAGCTGTCAGCGTTTGTTTTTTGTTGTCTAGTATGCGGATGTTTTGTGCTAGTCGATACTGTTGCAAGTGATCTGCTACACACCAGCTCATGGCAGTTTTTTTACTGCTGAATGTGCTCACAAGATCGTCGCTGTGATACACTGCAAAGCCGGCTGATTCAGGTCGTAAATGATACCTCCCAAATGCGACATATCCACCATGTTCGTCATCAATGATGAGTTCAGTGTACACACGCTTGAGTTCACGCTCGGCAAAGCGTTCTAATTTTTGTTCACGGGTCATAAGGTACGAACGTAATGTGTGGCCAGCCAGCCTACTGCACCCAATAAAACACCAATGATACCTATGCCCCAGGCAATCAGTTGGTCATTGCGTTTTTCGCCCATTTTGCGCACAATGCCATGCACTTCTGTGACCATGTGTTTGACTTCACTGACTTCTTTTTCCACTGTCTCTACTTTGAGTTCCAGCATGCGGTAACGTTCTGCACACAATTCAACATGTGCTTCGAGACTTTTCTTTTCGATGTCAGTGGTATCAACCATGGTCGGGCTCCAATGAGTTATTTACCGTTTGAAACCAAATGTTTTGATTGACGCCTTGTGCATGCAAAGTAGCAGTGACTACTTCTGCTTCGTCTAGGCCTGTGACCATGGGCACACCTTCGCAGTCGCCAACAAGTCCGTCTAAATCATCGCTGCCAAAATTGCTGCCAAGTACACCTTCGGATTCTACGTCAAATTCAAAGTGCCATCCATCAGTGTGTTTTGTAGGTGGCACCACATTCATAGGCTGTGTTCGCAGACTCATTATTTGCAGCAAACTCTCCCAGTTGCGTTGCTGATTACGACTGCGATTCCATTGTTCGGGAGTGTCGATTACTAGGCCTGTTTTGGTAGTAAACGGCAATTGCTGTGGGCGGAGATGTCCTGTGACACCAGTGAAGGTACAATCAAAAAGGGTGCGGCACAAGACTTTCATTATGTGCATATTTAACGCCAAAAAGAAACCCTGGATTTTTTACGTCCAGGGTTGCATTGGAACTAAACTGATTACAGGTTAGTGAATGTTGCACTAGCAGCAACGTTGGCAGTTGGAATACCAATGTTCAAGCCGCCTGTGGCGTTGGCTGTTTGAGCAGCAGCAACCAACTGAGCAGTTGTGTAACCACCAGCTGGGTACAATGCCAGGTTGATAGTACCGGCTGTTGCACCTGCTTGATAGAAAGCAATGGTACTGCCAGGAACTGTCAATCCAGCACCTGATTGAACTGCTTGCAACACATTGTTCAAGTAACCGTTGACGTTACCAGCATTGGTAAGTGCAGCGTTTGCTGTCAATGTGAAGAATTGCAGTTGTGGTCCAGACAACATCACTGGGCCTTGGGCCGCAACGTTTGCTGTTCCAGAGATTGAACCGTTGGCTACGTCCAGTGCAAATACTGGTTGTGTGGTTCCGTTTGTTTTTGTAAACTGTGCCATAATAAATTTCCTTTAAAGTTAAGTGGTCTCGGTGGACCTGCTTTTATTTATACAATCGGTAAAAATTAGCCCTGTTGCGGATTATTTCTTGCTTGATTTCTTGCAGAGAAATCAAACCTATTTACTGCTTTGCTGTAGCCTGCAGGGGTGGCCATGACCCAACCTTCGTGTCCAGGATCTTTCAAATCCAGTTGACGCAGTACATCCAACTTCAAGTCGTGCAACAACAAGAACAAGGTAAATGCTGCGGCCATGCCCTCTGTGTTTGAAGTAGGGCTTTGTAGGTATTCTACAATGTTGGCAAATTTACGTGGGGTTACCTTGGTCTGCAGCCAATCACCAAACCCTGCCAACAAGTTGTCAAAGTTGCCCCCAGGTTGTTTGATTCTAAAGTTGATGTAGTCCACACACAGTTTTGCTAGATCTGTGAGTTGTTGTCTTTTTAGTTCAGCAGGGTTGAACAAGATGTCAACAGCAGCACCTTTGTCTCGCACCAGTGCTTTGATTTGTTTTGCAAGATCTGTGTTTGGCATCATTTCTTTGGCAAAGATAGGTTCGATCAACAACAGGCCCGGAACATCATTGAACTTTACACGCCGCAATGGTTGCTTGGGGTCACCTGCATCCGAGTACATGGTGTGCATGGCAACACCAACTGTGCTGTTGCCTATACGCTGACCCAATGCACTTTTTGCAGGAATACGATACTGCACTGTGTTGGGTTTGAACACATAGTTGCCGGCTTCTAGTGGCGGGGTGTTCATGTACAACAAGTCACCTTGTACATAACCACGAAAGTTAGTGGGCAGAGATGCTTCTAACATAGGCCACAATGTGGCATAAGTTTGAATAAGTCCAGATCTGTCACCTGAGCGTGTGTTTTGTATATTAGCCATCATTCGGGGACTGGTGGCCAGGCCGTCATAGCCCTTGGCTTCGAACCCAGATCCATCTGTGAGCACAAACTCACCAGTGTCAGGTTTACGACCAAAGTACACAGCAGGCATACCGTCCCACTTTACACTGGTAGTGGTTCCTGGACTGGCAGCGGCCTGGTCAAGTATGTTCAATGCTTCTGCAGCACCACGGCTGCCTTTGCGAAACACTAGATCTTCTAGGTGTTCAATACCCTTGGCTCTGCCGCCCACATTGCCTTCATCGGCTTCGTAGATGCGATATGGATTGACCGCTTCACGTTCTACCAAGGGCTGCATGCCTTGGTTGACAATTCTATCACGCAGTCGTGCCAGGAAATAAGTGTCAGCATCTTCTGTCACTGCATCAGGTTGTTGTAGACCTTCCTTGGTCAAGTACTCACGGAAATCTTTGATCTTGGCTTCCCGATCCTTGTCCTTGGCCAAGGCAGCAAATATGGTTTCCACTGTGCTGAGGTTTTCTCTTGTGGCTTTTGGACCAAGAATCATACGTGCTGCTTCGTCAGGATCCATGGTCAGCAGTTGATTGCTGGTTCTACTGAACACCCCATTGGCACCCAGTTTGAGTCCATAGTGTTTGGCCAGGCTTGACATCAACACAGCACGATTCATGCCTTTGTAGGCCGATCCTGCACCTTGGTTGTAGTAAAATGTGCCCCAGTCCAAGTTGGGAAAGAACATGAAGTCAGTTTGCACATAGCCCAAGTCAGGACGTCCTTGTATGGGTGTACGCAGGTGTACTTCTCCGCCCTTTTTGATCCATTCAGCAGGCGGCAGTTTGTGTCCCACAATCCATTGTGTTAGTTTGGCAGCCAATTGTTCTTTTGACACTTGGTTGGCATCCACAGCAAGATCCATGTCTCCTGACGTAGGTGCTTTACCAGTGCTGCCCAACCAACGCTCACGTGGAAACTCTATGCCTGTGAGTTGTTCAAGCCAGGCCACTGTGGCAGGCACATCGCTTTGATTGATGCGACCTGTGAGTGGCTGACCTTCTGCATCCTTGAATACGTTGCCGCCTTCTAATAGTGTGCGTAGGCTTTTCATGGGTTTAACTTTTTAATTTCTGCAGTAATAATTTTTACTAATTCGCCTTCGACTGGGTCTCGAGGATCTAATAGATGTCCATCTAATAGTACATCTCCCGACGGAGACATAGTAATTGTTGGTTCTGAACTGGCTGGAGTTGGCATCATGCTCATGATCAATGAATGTACGTTAGTACTCACCGGGCTTCGGTAGTTTAATTTAGTGCTGCCAATTTTGAATTTTCCAGCAGGATCCAACATGATAATTGGCATTTTATTTGCGGCAGCTGGCGCACGATTTTTAGCAGAGTTAAACTGCATCAATGACCGCATGTCGTATGTGGCTTTGGAAAGATTTCGCCATTGCTGGAACTGTCCTTGCGGAGTAGATGGGGGTGAGTTATAATTCAGAATAGACTGAATGCTGCTTCGCAATTCAGATAATAAAATACTGGCTTCAGATTGAGATTTGTTATCTACATAACGAGGAAACTGAGAAAAATCATTACCTAACTGATTGTCTAAAAAGAACCCATAAACACGATTCATAAAACTGTTTGATAGTCCTTGCTTGACTCTCGGAGGTAATGCGCCTGGTGATTTTGCACCTGTGGATTGCATGGCATTACTCAGACTCTGATTCCAGTTGGCTAGTTCGTCTGCAGCCATTTGATCGATAAGTGGATCGGCGGCTGCCGCGGCTTTGGCTCTCATATCTCCGTAAGCACTAGCCGAATCGCCCGGTCTGGTTAACCCAGCTTGGGCAAAATTATAAGCATCTAATTTGTCGCCTAATGCACCAATCACAGCACCGGGATTGATGGCTTCTTGTATGGGTTTTTTAGCAGTGATTTCAAAGATCTGCATTGGTTCTCCTTACGGACCGTGAGAACTTGCTGGTGTCTCTGTGACGTATTGCATTCAGCAGTTTGCGTTGAAGATTCTCTGCTTGATCTGGCGAGAATTCAGCGTCGATTTGTTCCAGCAAACGAATGGCTGTTTCTATTAGGTTGCTGGCGCGAGTTTCTATGATGGCTCTGCGATCACGTTCTATGTACAAACTGTCCAGTTCTTCTAATATGCTTTTAGTTTTCTTTTGCATTTGCTCAAGGGCCTTTGGATTATTTAGTGGAAACGTCATTGCAATAAATATCTAATACAAGGAACCAGTATGACTAGTCAGATCAATCCCAACGATATAAACGGTGATTACCCCGTGGCAGGTGTCAGTAACAACACGCAGGGCATGCGTGACAATTTTACTAACATCAAGACAAATTTTCAATATGCAGAGGACGAAATAAATGATCTGCAGTCAAAAGGTGTGTTCAAAGCAGCATTAACTGGCACCACTTTGGACAACAACATGGCCAACAACGTGATCTACAATGCACAAGTACGCGGCATAGCAGGCACTGTTGTAACCATTGCAGCCACTTCGGGCACTGTGAACATAGACTGCAATGCTGGTCCTTATCAAACCATATCAATAACTGGCAACATTACTCTAGCATTTAACAGCGCAACTTGGCCACCTTCGGGCACATTTGGCATGATACGATTGCGAGTCACTGTAGATGCCGCAGGACGTACCATGACCTTGCCTGCCAGTGTGTCGCAGGGCACAAATACCATACAAGGACTGTTATCTAATGTGTTGACGTTTGCCGCTGCTGGCACATTTGAATTTGGATTTAGCACAATCAATGCTGGTGCTACCATTGCCATGTATGATTTTGTTAGACCGTTAGATTATTACACTGACACAGTGACCATTGCAAACACTGCTGTCAGCACCAATGCAGGCACAGGTGCGCTGATTGTGGCTGGTGGTGTGGGTGTTAGTGGCAATCTATATGTGACCGGCGATATTGTGGGCAACATTGTGGTCATTGGTTCTACATTTGTTGGCAACGTTACCGCTGGCAACTTGCTTACTGGTGGACTGGTCAGTGCCACGGGCAATGTCACCGGCAGTAATTTACGCACAGGCGGATTGGTATCTGCAACTGGTAACGTCACTGGTGGTAACTTGCTTTCTACCACACTAAGTTTGAGTGGTAATATACTCAGTGCTATCAATACCACGGCCAATATCACAACCACAGCCAATATTTCTGTGGGCAATGTGTTGATCAACGGCATTACTAACAGCACAGGCAACGTCACTGGTGGTAACTTACGCACCACTGGGCAGATGTCGGCTTCAGGTAACGTCACTGGAGGCAATGTCAGCACAGCAGGGTTGATCACTGCTGTAGGTAACGTCACTGGAGGCAATCTCAATACTGGTGCTCAAGTGATAGCCACTGGCAACATCACTGGTGGCAATGTGATTTCAGTGGCTCTTGTGGAAGGAGCAATAGTAAGTGCTACAGGAAACGTCATTGGTGGCAATGTCAGCAGTGGTGCTCAAATAGTAGCCACAGGCAACATCACTGGTGGTAACGTACTCACTGCAGGTCTTGTAAGTGTCACAGGCAACATCACAGGCGGTAATGTGCTGGGCGGTGCCAACGTCAATGCCACCCTGTTTACAGGCACTACCATATCAGTTGCAGCCAACATTTCTGGTGGTAATATATTGAGCGGTGCTGTGGTATCTGCTGTGGGCAACGCTAGAATACTTTCTGGTACCGCTGTACCAGCAGGTGGTACAGCAGGTGCAGGTTACAGAATGTCCAGCACCACCAACTTTGGTATATTCTTTGGGTCAGGTGCACCTACCTTGAGTGCTGCCCAAGGATCGTTGTACATGCGTACAGACGGTAGTGCTACCAGTGACAGGATGTATGTCAACACTGACGGTGCCACTGCCTGGACTCCTGTGATCACAGCGTCTTAATCTAACAACTCAGCCCACTCAGGGCATACAGATCTAAAACTGTTGCCTCTAATAGAATCAATTTGGTTGATTTTTTCCCAGAAAAAACTATTACTTTCTGCACTTGTTGTTAAAGAATTAACCAATTCTATTAATCGTGGGCGATTGCTAAACTTGTTTAGCAAAACCTCTTTAGTTGGCTTAGACACATGATTAATACTAAAATCACCTATTACTTTTTGATATATTAAATTTACAGTATCGCCGTATCGATTTTTTGTTAAATTATTTTGATACCAGTCTTCAATTTCGTCAAGGTAATATAAATTTAAATATCCCCATGCACAATTTATGTTGAACATGTGATTGTGTGGCATGTTGTTCACAAACCATTTGATATTTTGAATTACTTGATTCCAATTTGCGCCTGTGCGTTGGTAATTGAAGCGATCGCCAATATCATCAATACTAAAATATAATTCTACCAGTTTACATTCTTCCCACAAATCAAGAACTGACTGAGATACGGTTTGTGTGCCATTGGTATTGTAAAATACTCTAACATCACTGAGTCCTTTTGCTTCTTTTATACTTTTTAACATTGTTACATGATTGTTAGACATCAATGGTTCACCACCACCGTGAAAATGTATATTTTTTACATTCATCAACAATGCAAGATCAAGTGTTTCAATTTGATTGTGCTTGTCGTATTTGAATTTGTTTATGTCTGTTAGAGGATATTTTTTTTGATAATCAGGCAGCCACGAAGAACTATTCTCTGGACCGCAAATTAAACATTTTAAATTGCATAAATTTCCCACGCTGTAATCAATACTTTGTGGACTGGTTAGATCTATATTTGTATCTTGGTGAAAATCCTCATACAGTTGTTTAGATGACTTCCAACGACTTGCAAGACCGTGTGATTCTTCACGATAACATTGATGACATCCAGGTATTGGTTGATCATTTTCTATTAACAATTTTAACTGATTATGTTCTGGGCTATGCCAGGCTTTAGATAAATCAAAATCAGTGGTAATTTTTATAACTCCGTCATAATATGAGCAGGGACTATATCCAATTTGCCCATTTAAAGACCTTATTGCAAGATTTTTATATATTTCATAACAAAAATATTTTTTATCTTTCATGATACTCTATTTCTCACAGTGATTGTGTATAGCACGTGGTTTTGTATTAATAAGGAATATATGAATTTCTTGCCAGGGACCAGATAAGATTTTTATTAGGTGGGTCGCCCATCAACTGCAAAAAATTATTGACTGTATTTGCGTATTCTTCAACTGTGCTCATATGGCCTGGGTGAATTATTTTTATGTTATGGGTTGTGTGATTTTTTTTAAATGCAACGAAATTTAACAGCATTTTTTCTGTACTGTAATAAACATTCTCATAATTTTTACTGCCACTAAACGTACCGAGTCCACTAGTAAAAATCCATGCTGTATTGTATTTGACTATGTCTAATAATTTAAAAACACTGTCGCAATTTTTTCCAACTTGTTGAAAACTACTGGCGTTGCTTGCTGTCAAAAAAATTATGTTATCCACTGTTAGTGTGTTAAATTGATCAAAATTAGGATTTGATAAATCAAACTCTTGACGAGTCAAATATGTTCCTGGCAAATAATTTTTTAATATCTTGCCAAATCTACTGTTAGCACCTAAAATTAAATTAGTCATGATGTTTTGATCTTTCCTAATAGTTGTTTTAGTTTGGCACTTTGAACGTCTGCTGTGATTTTTGGTGCGTCACCACCACTGTCCCATGGAGGGCTGTCTTTGTCATCTCCAGCCGGGCTAACTTGGCTGCGGGCTTTGATCGAGTCCATGATTGATGCAGATGGTTTCTTTGAATAAGTGTCCCCATCTTCTCCGCCTTCGTCAGTAATGCGCATTGTTTCAATGTTGTACTCCAAATCAATTTTTTGACCAACGCCGGTCGAGCTTCGAGACTTCATACACTGTATCTGATACTTGCCACGCTCTTTCATGGCACGACTTGTAAAGATACCAAACACGTTGTCTGCTGTGTTGATCTTTGAAATACCACCTGAAATATGGCTGTGATCAAACTCAATTTCTTCCACAGCCGATCGATTCAACTGACTTGCTGTGACCATCAAGAAGCCCAATTCTTTGGCCAAGTTACGTAGTTCTTCTGAAACATACTTGTCTTTCACAAACAAGTCGTTGGGACTGACTTTTGCACTCACAGGCATCAACAAATCCAAGTAATCAATCATCACAAAGTCCACACGCTTGCCTGTTTGTATTTGATACTCTTTCAAGTATGCACGTATGTCATTGATGTTGCTTTGTGCTGGCAAGCCTTTGACTTGATAGTTGCCTGACTTCTTAGCCACTAACTTGACTTTGAGTTCTGTGGTGTCAATATCTTTGCGAATGTCCTTGGTGCTCATGTTGGTCAACATAGCATCTGTTCGCAAACTTGTTAGTTCTTCACTCAGTTCCAGTGTGATGTACACACCACTAAGTCCTTGTTGCAACCAATTTAGCGCAATGTTCATCATCACAAGACTCTTACCTGAACCGGATCCACCAGCAAAGATGTTGAGTTCGCCACGACTGAATCCACCATACAACAATCTGTCCAGTTGTGGCCAACCTGTTGACACTTGCCCACCCGAGTTGAAATACTTCTCAATACGTGCCTTGGGATCACTGAAATAGTCTGTGCCCATGTCCTTGGTCAGTGATATTTGTACAGCATCTTTGATCAGTTTTTCTACAGGTTCAAAGTCACCCTTTTCCAGCATGTCTGCGGCTTTTAAAATAGCACGTTCTAATTCTTGCCGCTTGGTAAACTGTTCAAACTCGCCCATAAACCAATCAAAGTGGCCTTCGTTCAAGTCAGGCACTGCTTGCAGTTTAATACCCGTGGTGGCAGAGATTTGTGTACGGTCGGGCAAGGTCTTGTGCTTGTCTGAATGTTCTTTGATAAACTCAGCCGCGGCTCGCAGACTCTTGTCAAAGTTCTGCGGGTTATAAATGTTCTGCACACGCACGTAACTTTGTGCGTCTTCCAACATCATTTCTAAAAATAATCGTTGGACGTCAAGTCCGTATTCTTTTAACAAGTGCTTTTTTCCTTAGTTCTATCTTGATTCTACTAGTTTCTCTTGCTTGCATTATAGTTAGCAAGGCACCTAATCGGCCCAACTTTATTACTGCATCGTTGACATCTTTACAGCCCGCGGGCCAGTCAGGTATGCTCACAGCCCAGCCCAGTTCTACTGCACGGTCAACGAGTTCAATACCTGCCTTGTCTTGATCTGGTACCACTGTTATCTGTTTGTCTAAACTGCGTATCAATCTAACTTGTGCATCACTCACAGTGTTGTGCATCACTGCCACACCACCTATGCTGAGTGCATCAAAGATGCCTTCTGTGACTATGACATGTTGCCAATCCGAGTGCTGTAAGTCTGTGCCAAACACATAACCAGGTTGACTGTCACTGATGAACTTGGGCTGTTTGTCATCTAAAAATCTGCAAGTGTATCCCACAATCTTGTTGTCATGGGTAAATGGTATTACCACATGCAATCTTGTCCAGTGGATGCCGTCGTTTTGTATCTGCACCATGACAGGAAAGTCTTCGGGCACATGTCTGCCACGCACGTAGTCCCAATAAAATTTGTGTTCAGGTGTCAGCAGTTCAGCAAACGGTGGCAAGTCTCGTTCTTCAAATGACACACCACTCAGTGTGTTCCACATTTGTTGTCGATCTTCTAAGATGCCATTGATGCTTCGATGCCGCAGACTTTCAAGATTCAACATCTCTATTTCTACTTCAGGAACATTCATCCAGCCCAGGAGTTTTCGAGCTTTGTAACTTACAGTACGACCCAAGATAAAACTGGCTGTGTAACTACAGTTGAAACAGTGATAACTCCAACCAGCCTCAGTGGCTTTGAGTCCACCACGTCCTCTTCGATCCTGTGTTGACCCATTGTGCTGACAGCACACTGCATTGAAACTCAACCACCCACTGGGCGTCTGTTTCTTTTTTGCAGGTAGGTAAGCAAGGATATCAAGCATCTGTACAGTGTAACAGATCTGTTACGCAAATGCAATGCTTAACGATAAAAGATATTGGTAACGTAGCCAGTTGTGATCAGCACAGTAACCGCTTGATCCTCAGTGCCACCAAAATTCAATGGCAAATAGCCCGAACCACCATTGGTCACAGTGATTGCACCAATTCCGCTGGGACCTGTGAATGGTGCACCAACAGCAGTTGCGCCGGCACCATTGCCCAAGATTTGAACACAAGGTGCTGCCATGTATCCCATGCCAGCATTGTTTACAGCAATACCAGTGACCACACCATCAACCACTGTGGCAGTTGCCGACGCACCGTACCCTTGACTGTTGTTAATACCCAGTCGCAACAACGGGTGGAAACCCACCACATTGATGTAAAAGGTACCAGACTCGTCAAAGTATTCGCGGCTTTCAGTAACGTCTACCCATACGGCTTCGTAATCCTGTGCGGCTTGTACTTTGACTGTGCCAGTATAATGCACAAGATCATACTTGATTGTGGTCAAACTAGCACCAGTGGTATTGATATGACTTGAATAATATTCAGTAAGATAGTTATTAGATCGAGGTTGTGGATTCAATGCCCAATCTGGCCATGATTGTGGTCCAGGTTGTGGCCACGAATTTTTGCCATTTATCGTGGGAATTGTCACTGGTTGGCTGGCCATGAACTCGGGCAATACACTGTCTACAATATCGCAATCTGCTCTGGCACCAGCATTGTCGTCTGTGAATGCTGCCTGTACATAGTTGCCCTGTGTGCGTTCAATGCTGTAACTGCCAGGTTGTGCTACTATGTTGATGGTGTCTGCTGTGTCCAGCACAACTTTGACTCGTCCCAACGTGGCACTAAGTACAGTCATGTCTTTTTCAATTAGCAATTCGTCGCCAGTTTGGTTCAGTAATCTAAAGCGGAATGTGCTGCCTGTGATATTCACAGGTTTTTGGTCTTGGTTGATGAATTCAAACAACAAAACGTTGTCTACACCTTTGTTGACGGTTAAAGTTTTTGCGTACACTGGGTCGTACCTCGCAGTAAAGTATCCACCACTGGTGTCAATCAATAATACCCGAATGATTTGTTGATATAAGTAAATGGTGGTTGAATACATAGGATCCTCAAAACGTATTTATGGGTAATAACATCTTTGAAAAACTGGCGGAAAAATATCCCTTTATAACTCTTTGCGTTTATGCCAGCAACGAGTACATTGGAGTAGTTCAAAACAGAGACGATGCTGTTACAACCATCTACGACTTTGGTGCTGTTCTTACACAAGATGACAAACTGGAATTCTTAGATTTGGCCAACACTTGGTGGTGGGAAAGCAATAGGAGCATACCCATCAACATATTCTTGCGTGGGGATTGGGAAAAGTTTCGTTTTACCCTGCGTACATTCAGCAACAAAGACTTGGAAATCTTACACGGGCCTGTGTGCAGCCTGGTAGATATTGCTCGCAAAAAGAGCAAACGCAAATCAATTACCCTAGTTCGTCGTATTGAGTAAGTTCATGTGCAAGGCCACCAAGGCAGCATAACTCACAGCGTGTGACTTTTTAAAAGTATATCCACGCGATTCATCCCCGTCCCACACACTCGCAAACACTTCATCCCAGGGCCGACGTTGTAAATGTGCTTTGCCCGGTCTAATGATTGAAATAAAAGCAGCCATCCTGGGTATCGAGTCAGGTTGCATAGCCACCATTAAATCCACGTAGTTGCCCACGTGAACCAACTGAGAGGCCCAGGGTTGGTCTGTCCATAGTCTTGACCATGGAGGTGCAGCTGACAACATGGTTTCATAGTGTGAGGGATCTTGGATCAACTGATACACACTCATGTTCAACAGGTCAATTTTGAAGTAGCCACGCTGTTCTGCTGTCTCATAATCAATAGCAGCACAACCGTGTTCAGGATCTTGCGGAATGTCTGTGATGTAGATACCAGAGTTATGTTTACGCGGTTTGCCGTCCACTACCTGTCTAGCAGGGGTGTGCTGGATCAGTTCTAGTATCTTAGATCGATCCGGAACGTCAATATCAATGTCTGCACTCATACTCTACACAATGCCACAACCATTTTCAATTGCTGTTCAGCCTCACGAACAGCACCCATGGCATCAGCCACAGCAGGATACTGTTCGGCCATGGCACGTGCTTCCTTTTCTTCTTCCATCTTTTTCATCGCCCAGTCAATGGCTGTTTCGGCTGGACCAGTGAGTCCCACAGTGGCCTGTGCCATAGTAAATGTTTGCCAAGTCTGGCCGTTGTAGAATTCAATCTGTTGAGTGCTGGTGTTGAATCGTAGGTCGCCCACTCCCATCATGCCGCTACCGTTATTGATGTAGTTGCTGGCACTGTTGCCACCACCCACTATTACGTGCTTGCCCATTGACATTATTGATTTGATCATGTTACCATCCTGCTTGTTTCAATATTAGTTTTGCGTATTCAGCATCTGCGGCATAGTCTGAAAACTTCTTTTGCCATATGTCTGAGTCTATGTAAGGCCATATCATTGAGACTTGGTCTGCTGTGAGTTCACCTAGGAACTTTTGTCCTGACTCACAGTTGTAAATCACCCAAGGACTGATGCGTCCTGTTGTGACAGCATAGCACATGGCATGTGTGCTGCCATAACGCAAACAATCATTGGCGGGTGCTGAATGTTTTTCACTCCAGTCTATACCAAACTCCACTGCTCGTGCCAAGGCATCTGCCACTGCTTCCACTTTCAAATAGTCCAACAAATACTCAGTGTAGATTTTGTCCGAACCCCAGTTGTCAATTTTTTTGTTGTGCTTTAACAACCAGGCTGTGAACTGTGCAGGATTGATTGCTTTTGTAGCCACACAGTATCTGCCAAACTTTACAAAGGCCTTGTAATAAGGGCTGTCTGCAAAGTCATCGAATGTTTTTAGTTTTGCCGAACCTTGTGCAATTTCATAGAACCGCAAGTAGGATTGAAAGCCCAATTCAACGCCACGTTCACTGCGTTCTTGACGTCGTCGTTTGGGTTCGCACAAATGCACCACAAGACTTTCGGCACGCCTGAATGTTTTCTTGCAGTAGCCGCAAGTGAGTTCACTTAGTGTCTCGACCATGGTCTCTAATGTATTGATCTAGTTCTTTCTTTGTGGTCATTGTGGCCAGCATGGCTATTTCATCTTCTTTGTATGTGGGAAACAGTTCTGCCAACTGCTTTCTAATAGCACTTGCGCCAGTACCTGTTTCTTTTTTCTTGGGTGAGATCCAGTTGTGTCTGGGTGTGCCCATGTCTGGACTCACTGTGGTGGCACACAACCATTGTAGTTCAGGATGCCGGTTAATATTAAAGAAGTGTTTGTTCAATCGTTCATTGGTGGAGATCAAATAGAACTCTTGCATTTCTCGGCTGCCTTCAACACAACTTGCCCAACGAATCATGAGATAGTTAGAGAATTTCTTGCGTTCCTCGTCTGTGAGTTCGCGATAGAAGTTTCTGTTTTTGCGATCCAGTTGTCGCATCTCGTTGGCAATGTTTAGTTTATCGCTCACTTCTCTACCTTGATTAACTTGTATATCATTATAGCACGTTCCAAGGCATCTTGTAAAGCAGGATTGGTCTTGGCCAGCTGCCGAATTTCGCCCCACATCTTACTTTCCTGGAGGTGATCAAACAAGGGCCTGCCATCTGATGTTCTGCTGTCGTAATCAACATGATGTCCAGTTACTGGATCATATGCATAGCCCATTAGTTGTCTGGTGCTAGGGTCAGCACCAGACTCACGAGCATACACTTCATTGCCGTTTCGTTCGTAGATGTAAGTGGCACCGGGTTTAAGAGTTCCCATACTTGTAGCCATATTGAAAATGTGCCCAGCGTAGGAATCGTTCTAGTCCTTCTTTATCCTCTGGATAACTTTCCAAGTAAATCTTGGACAAGCGATTGACGATTTCAAATATTTGGGGTTCAGTATAAGGCATGTGTCACCATGATTTGTTGTAGTCTACTATCTCACAGTTGCGACTGATGTCTTTGACAAAGTACACGCAGTCTGGATCAGGATCATCGTTTAATGGCACAGCAAGCAACTGTCCATTCTTTAGCTTGGGTGCATACCAAGATACCTCATGATATACATCCAAGATTTCAATGTCTGGAAAACTGGGACGAAAACTTGTGAGTGGGTTGAATTGAAACACTCTAAAGCCACGGTCATTGATTGATGTCAACGGCAGCACTTCTAGATCACCTATCTCAGGCTCACCAATGAGTATTTGCCAGTCCATAGGCATCTTTATGGTGTTCTCGCCAATGCGTAGCACCAGTGCAGGTGCATTGAAACTTTCCAAAAAGATCAGCGGAATGAAATGATAGTCTGGCTCTTGTGGGTTTGAGTTGTCTAGTATGGCAAATCGCATGTCATCTACTTCTTCAGGCAAATGATCTAGGTCGTAATGAATGTTGTCTAAGGTTAAAATTCGCATGTGTTTAGTTTACAGTGTTTGTGTCAATAAGTCAACCGCCAGTTGCGTATCTGAGGATCATAACGAAACACAATATCGTTTGTGGCTCCCATGATGTGTTTGGCGACGTTACCAAACCAAACATCTCTGCAATTCATTGTCACTGGGCCATATTCAGCTTGCCAAAACAACACCACATACATGCTTTGTCGAAATCGTCTAATGTCATTGAAAGGAATTGTAACAGTGAGATCTGAATCATTGTTTAGTTGATTCAAGTCAACTGTGATTGGTTGAGTTTGGTGATATTTTGTCAGTTTCAGATCAGTGAACTCTGGCAGCATTTTAAAAAATCTATTGAGTTGATTGGCTTGGTAACGTGTGTCCGCAAGGCTGTACTGTTGCTGAAAATCTTGATTGATAATGCTGGCAAATGCAGGATCAACATCAATGTCAGGCTGATATTCAAATGCTTCTGACCCCGATTGATCGACCACAAATATTGGGTGCATTTGATACACTTCTGCGTGAATTTTAAATTGACCAGGTATAAACTCTCCACCGTGTCGCTGTGCATGGTTGGATAATTTTATTATATCTTCACCAAATATTTGTGTGTTGATAGTTTCTGACACATACACATCTGCCTTGATGTCAAGGTTGAGAAAGTCCCCATGTATCAATTCAATGCGATCAGTCATCTGCAATTTTTCAATGATTGATTTGGTATATTGATACCTTTGCAAATCTCTTTCAACTGCAATCACATGTTTTGCTCCAGCATGCACTGCCAGCACACTTAAGAAACCTGTGCCGGTGCCGATGTCACAAATTACTTTTCCTGGTGCAGCTAACTCTAATGCAGTTTTGTAAAAAATATTACGTCCAGTATCATTCAACATGGGCATGAAGACCCCGTCGTCTTTCATAAAATCTAAGCTCATTGTTTTATTTCTAAAATAATTTGATTTATTCTTTGTGCCATTAGTACCTGAGTTTCTGTGTCAGTATGATATGGATCATTTTCTGGCTTTCCTGTTTTGTAGTAGTTGAACATAGGTTCAGCAAAATTTGTGTCAGTGAGCTCAATTGGAGTTATTCCAGCATTGAGTATTTTTTGGTGCCAGTGTTGAAACATCCACGAATCAACTTCATCTTGTAGTCCTTCGTGAAACAAATGCTTCAGATATGCATCTATGGCTTGCAATTGATCTTTTGATATATTCACTGTGGAATTTTTATCAAGTCCTTGCCACACTGTGGAAAAAATTCCTGCGTTGTTGTCTGGTGTTCCAACGCCTCGATCTGTAACTATTTTACTATTGTGACCAACATATTTACAATAAGTGCTTTCGTCTCCAGAAAATGGGTATATAAAATTTTTTAATCCATTCTCAACATTAAATGTCTGATTAACTATTAAATTTATTCTACCAGACCATGTTTTATGATATGTCACGTAACGGCATCCAATACTAATTGCCTCCCTTATTTGAAAACAAATACCCAGGTTACTCATACTACCACGAGCTAGATTTAATACTTTATAGCCAAATTGATCTTGTAAAATTTGACTGTAATGATCTCGTTCTCCAGTCTTGGGATTACCATTTTTTGGGGCACAACTAAAACTATCGCCACATACTATAATATCGTATTTCATAATATCTTCATCCAATCAAGTTTTTCTTGTGTAAAGGGATAGTTGGCTTCCTTGTAGAATTGTTTACGTTTGGTCAAGTGACGCTTGGCAAATTTACATGTGGAAGTTATGTCCCAGATTTGAACATGGTCTTTGTCTTCTGCTTTGCGTATTCCACGACCGATGCTTTGGATAACACGTACAAAACTTTTGCCAGGCTCCACCAATACAAGATTAAAAATACGGGGAATATTGATGCCCACAGCAGCCACGCCATAGGTTGCCACAATAATTTTATCTGTTGCTTCAGCCACTTCGTCATATTCTGCCTGCCTCTTTGATCCCTTGGTTGCACCCGACACAAACACTGCTTTGTCACCCAACCTTGCAACCAGTTGTCTACCACACTCAGTACGGTCTACCAGCACTAGAGTGTTGCCTGTTTCGTTTACTTGACGCACCAAGTCTGCCATGGTGTCCAGTCTTCCAGACTCTTCCAGCAAGTATTTGAGCTCGCTTTGATAGTCCTTGTACTCCACGTGATCAATCAACTGCACAATGTTCACATGGCAGTTGGCCAACACACCTTGTTGTTGCAGTTCACTGGCACTGAGCTTGCCAATAACAGGGCCAAGACTGACCAGCAGTGCTTGGCTTTCAAACTTTTCTTTGGGCACAGTTCCAGTCAAACCCCAGCGAATTGGCACTCTAGCCATTACGCCTGTTAACAAGGTTTTGAGTGCATCTGCCTTGGCCATGTGTACTTCGTCCACAATCACGCACACCACATCTTCAAGAAACTCACCTATGGTACAGTCGCCTACTCCAGCCTTGGTATTCTTCAACAAGTTGTTTAGACTCTGCCAAGTGCATATTGTGTGTGTGCGTCCGTATTCTTTTCTGTCGCCAAAGTACACGCCAACATCTTGTTGCATGTTGATGTAGTCTGCTTCAGTTTGTGTTACTAAACTCTTGTTGGGCACAATAACAATACTGCGTCCATAAGGTGCCACAGCATTGCTCAAGGCTGCTGTCATAATGGTTTTGCCTGCACCTGTGGCCACTTCTTGTATGCACTGTGGGTTGGCCAAGAAGTTGTTGATGATTTCCACTTGGTAGTCACGCAACATGATAGGCTCACCTGCGGCCGGGTGTGTCTTAGGCCACTTCACATGTTCAAAACTTGTTTCAGTTACTGATTCAAAGTTAAATGTGTTCGAATAGTCACGCTGGTCATCCAGTTCAACATCATAGTCAAACTTTTCCAATATGGGCATGATCTCTGGCAACAGGTTCACATAGGTGCTGCCACCTAGTTGGAAGTATGCTACCTTGCCATCCCATCGTCCTAAACGAACTGCTGGCAAATAACGTGCGGCAGGGTTTTCATATTTGAAAGCATTGACCAAGGCCTTGCGAGCATCCAAGTCCAGTCCTTCAATCTTGATGTTTACTTCGTCACGTATTTGTATTGTGCATCTTTTCATGTAGTATATAGTAACACATGCACAAACAAAAGTCAAAAAAACAGGGACCGAAGTCCCTGTTGTAAAGCCCGGGGCGGAGCCAACCAATCCCCGGGAAACTCCACTCACTCACCAATCATCAAAATCACAAATGCCAACAATACTCCTAACACGGGGTGGCCAAAAAACACTAGCATTAATACGGCCACCCAAGCCATGTTAGGCACTCTTCATACATGTTGTCTCTGCAAGACGCTTCCAGTTGCCTGAAAAACTCTTACGCAAGTCTGCAATCTTCAATGCCATACGCAAGCTCATCTCACGCAAACGGTTCTGATTTGCTTCCATAAACTCAATGATCTCGTCCTGCACACAGGGTTCAAAATCATAGTCTGCAAACAACACACCGTCTTTGGCAATTTGTTTGATACGCAACACTTTGTCACGCATGGTGTCAAGTGTCAAGTCCAAGTAGTGACAGCGACTTTGCAGTGCATCTAAGTGATCACGCAATTTTTGCGACTTCATCTGATCAAACTTCAAGTTGGTAATAAAAATTACACTGCCCTTGAACTCGAAACGATCTGGGATGCCTTCGCGACGCAGAGTGCTGGACTCACTCAACCATGAAATGGTACGCTTCTTGCCTGAGTCTAATGCACCCTTCAGCAAGTTCAGTGCCACGTCATCCAACAAAATGCTGTCACAGTCATCAAACACCAACACACAATTATCGTCTGAATATTTGTACAGTGCTTGATACAAGCCAATGGGTGTTGCACTACCTTTGACAACTTCTGCACGAAGTCGCTTGCCTGCCAGTTTGTCAAACAGGGTGGCTTTTTCAATCTCTTGCTCAACACCAAACGATTTGCCAACTCCAGGAGGACCTGACACAATCATAGCACGGATGTCGCCGTTGACACAGGCCTTTGTCATCTCATGCAAGATGTCAAAACGCTCACGAATACGTGTCATGATTTGTTCTTCTGTCTCTGCCTCCGCTTGGGGCTTGGCAAATGCCACTGTATTTTCTTTGCTCACTGCATCTCCATTGACATACTCGATGTCGCTAATGTTGTTGACTTTGATACGGATGGTGTCGGGGCAGTTGGGAAATGCACCGTTGTTTTCTACTGTCACAAAATTACCTTTGGCACCAGATTGAAAACCTGACACAAGATTGAAAGCGATATTGCGAACGGGTTTGTTGCGATACACACCTTTAATAACACGAATTGCACTCATTGTTGGCTCCTTTGAAATGCGGTTGTTTACTGTTTATGTCTCTATTATAGCAAAAGATGGATTATTGGTCAACCGGGGCAAACATCTCTTGGCCTAGTTGCATAAAAACAACAAACGCCTTCATTGTGTTTTCGCCGTACATCATGCGACCATGTTTTTGAATGTCTTGCAGTGTTTCCAACAGGCCCATGCCCTGAAAGTCTGCTTCATTTTGAATTTGTTTGATTGCTGTTTCAATTTTCATTGCTGGCTCCTTTTTGCTTTGTATGCCATTATTATAGCATTTTGGGAATTATCGGTCAAGTACTACCAAAGTATTACTTTTTGAACTGTTCAAAGAAGCGGGTGTTGATAATGTCCATTTCGTCCTGCTCCACGTAGAAGTCAGTAGTAGGATCGTAGTACTGGCCCTGTTTGTTGTCATAATACAACACACGACCTGAGAAGTTGAACGGGCCTTCCAGTCCCTTGCGAGCACTGTATTTGTCACGCATGATGTCTATGGTGTCAACTACACGATATCCCATTGCGGCTCCTTTTTGCTTTGTATGCCATTATTATAGCAAAAAGGGTATTTCTGGTCAAGTACTACCAAAGTATTACTATTGCCAATGCCCTGCTATAATAGGATCCGCAGTACATTCATGCGGCTTGGGACGTCCGTGGAACACCAATATGCTGGTGTTGTCACCAATGTGTGCGCCTGAACCAGGTTTCTTGGGTCGTCTGCTGGCAAAGTCATAGCCTCCATCGGCCACTTGCCAGCGCCAACTTTTTACATGATGTGGTTCAAAATATCTACGTTGTGTCGGATCAATCACTACACCTAAGTAGTCCTGGTCACCAGGATACTGTATCACAACTTTGTTGATATCTAACTTGTTAAATGCTTCCCATACATGCGCATACTGGGCCACGTTCCACCACATCACGCTGGAGTTCATGCCTGAATAACTTTGACGTTGCAGATATCTAAAGTCTCTTATGGTCCAAAAACATTCTGTGCTTAATACTGGTATCCATTCTAAGTCGCTGATAATTACACAGTCGAGATCAAAATAAAGTAAGTTACCCGAATGATGTTCAGGGTTGAACAACTGCATTTTGTACCACCACTCACGTTTAGGTCCTCCAATACCTGGCCACTCTTTTAATGCATGTTTGATCATGTGTGACGGCACGGGCCTGTCTGCTTCGGTATACACATGAAAACGTATGCCTTGTGGCAAGTTGCGTTTTAACATGTTGTAAAGTTTTTCTACGTATACCCATTCATAGCCAGTGCCATGGATCACACAGGCACAGTCAGTTATGCCGTCAGGGCGGGCTCGATTCTTTTTAGCCATAGTCCTTCTCTTAGTTCTTCAACAGTGTATTCAGTGTGGCATATCTTGGCCAGCCACAGTTCTCTATCTATCGTGTAAGGTTGTTCAATGTCAGGCATGCCCACTGCCACAGGATATGCCAAACTGCTGTGTGCCACAATGGGTCTGCAACCTGCAATGCCTGCTTGTATGCCTGGTCCTGAATTGTGATTTACCACAGCATGACAGTTGAAGTGCATGTCAAAACTGTCGTAGGTGTTGGCCACGGGTCTAGCAATTTCCATCATGGTATTTTCTGGCATGTATGGCATACGTAGTGGGCTTCGTGGATGTGCTCGTATGCGTATGGGGCGGTCAGTTGAGTTGCGTAACAGTTGAACTTGCATCAACACCCAGGATTCCATGCTGCCTATGCCAGCAACTTGCAGGCTGTTCTTGTGCTGTGCGGCAATGATGATTTCTGGTCCAGGATTGACTTGTGTGGCCAAACTTATTTGCAGTTTTCTAGGACGACCCAGATCCAAATCGTGCTCATGTCCGTAATAGCCATCCCTGGTGATGTGATTTACTGCCAGTTTCCAAGTTTGCCCGCGATACAACGCACCAATGTCTATCACAATCACTGGTTTGTTCTGACTGCGATAGTGTTCGTATACCCCTTGATTGGGTCGCATTCTGCCATGCCACAGCACTGACCAAATCACCGCGGCATCAGCAGTCATTGAGTTCTCTTGTGTTTGTATGCCTGCGGCTTGGCAGCAGTCCAGGAATGCACTCATTACAGGCCGGCTGTTCAATGCACATTGGGCAGGAAAATAGGCTATGCTTTTGATCACTGTAAATACGCTTATGAAATACACTGTAGTTACCACTTTTAACGCCGAAGGTTACAACTCTTATGGTCGGCGAATGATTCAAACGTTTTTGCAAACCTGGCCCAAAGATGTGCTACTCAAAGTGTATGCTGAAAATTGTCGTGTAACTGAGACTGCACCAAATTTACAAGTGTTAAATTTAGAAGAGTCAAGTCCTGAGTTGGTTGCATTTAAAAAAACCTGGTGCAATGTGCCCAAGGCCAATGGTGATGTTACCGCAGATCCTGTTAGATCAAAAAGAAAAGACGCAGGCAAAGGATTCAAATGGCATGCTGTGAGATTTGCTCACAAGGTATATGCTATATTTCATGCTACTCAGCATGCCACAACAGATTGGGTAATTTGGATGGATGCTGATATGGTTTGCCATTCTCCCGTGAGTATGGAAAAACTATCACAGTTCTTTCCTACTTCTGCAGATCTTTGTTTTGCTGGGCGCAGTAAAAAATTTACCGAATGTGGACTGTATGGCATGCACGTAACTGAGCCAGCAGTGCAATCCTGGCTAGCAGAGTTTCAACACATGTATGATGATGCCGAGCAAGGTATATTCACCCTGGATGAATGGCACGACAGTTTTGTGTTTGATGCTGTGAGAAAACGTCATAGTTTACGCGAACAAAATTGGACCGCACATTTACAAATGGGCGAAGGACACCCTCTGATTAATTCTGAGTGGGGTGCATACATTGATCACCTCAAAGGCGAAAGAAAAGGACTAGGCCGAAGTCGATCATCAGATTTAAAAGTACGCAGGAATGAAAGTTACTGGAGATGATATTTCTCAGCAAAAATGGCGACGACGAGTACATTGATATGTATGC